GCTCACAACGTTTTACACATAGTAATGACAGCCATGAAATTGATTTGAAATTTTTTTTTTTTCAAATAGAGCGTAAAACGTCGAAATGAACGATTATCGTTGGTATATATAGCTGAATGTACGACGTTTTACAAAAATGTAAAACGTATAAAACGTCGTGAATGGGCTGCGCGAGTCATAAAAGTGTTTATACTAACCTGTTTTGTGGTATTTAGTACTATATGCACAGGAAGAAATCAAAATATAGGCATGTCGTGATCAATAAGAAGAAGTATTATTTCTATAAGATCTCTTGGCTTGACATTACTGCAGATGGCGGGCATGCTACGGCTGATGAGTTCGATAAGTTCGAATGCTCTAAGATGGTCTCGTTTGGATATATATACAAAAAGACCAAGAGATTCATTTGGACTTTTGCGAGTTATGACGCGAAGGATGAAGCATATTCAGATAGGAATATCTTCCCTAGAGGGGTCATAACTGAAATGGAGAGATTAAATGTGGAATCCCGATAGAATTATTGTGATTGGTCTGGTGCTGGTGTCGTTGGCTCTGGCTTATTCTCTTTGGATGAATCTATACTAGATGTGGTTCCTTTTTCTTTTAACTTTGCTGGCGTCTTATCTGGTGTCTTATTGGGTAACTCTTTGGTTTCTGGTGTAACGTTTAAAATTGGTGCGTAATCGTCTAAAATTTGTTTCATTTTGTTTTCTAGTTCTAGCTCTGACATATCTTCTAATTTCCCATGTTTTATTATTTTCCGTTCTATGTATAATCCTCCTGCTTTGCCTCGATTCGTCTCAGCGTTTACAGCAGCAGAAAATGAATTCTTCTTCAGAGCAGCCTCACGCAAACGAGCCAGTTCAGCCAGGTGCGTATCATAAGTAACTTTGTGTTTTTCTAATCTCTCTTCCTTGAGTCTACCCACATATTGAACTACTAAAGGACTGTATCTAGGATTTAATAGTTGTGATCCTTCTTGTCTTGAGCTAGCTTTGCTATAGCCAGCAGCGATGGCTGCCTCGGACTGAGTCATAGGTCCTCCAGGTCCTCCGAATACTACGAACTCGGCGAATCTCATTTGCATGTCGGTTAATCTTTTAGGAACTCCCATTATTTTTTTCTTATTTCTCTTGTTGATTTTCTATCTACTTTAATCTTTTCTATAGCTGTCTTGGGAAGGATTAGTCGTCCATGACGAGCTTCTTTGCCACCCCCATAAGGCCCAAATTTATCTGGAACAAATTTCATAAACAGTTTTTTGCCTACGTTGTGTTCCTTCTTAGTTAGATCTACTTTGAGAATTAGTCTGTCTTTTTTGGTTGGGATAGTTTTTGCAATATCCTTAGCTGTTTTTTTATAATCCACATACCATCGCCCTTGATATTTTTTACCTATTTTTCCACTTCCTGTGGTTGTTTTAGTTCCGATGTTGGGTTTATTCTTTTTTTTACTGGTAGCTCTATATACACTTTTAATAGCTCCCATTCCTTTAGTGATGATCATATTGACAATTTAAGTTAACATTGATAAAAAGTCAATATGAAGAAAGAAAAAACAATACATGAGTTGGCGAAAGAATTTCCTGAGAAAACTTATAGGGAACTAGAGATATATAGGGAGAAGGATCGTCAGGAAGAAGCGGGCATTTGTATTCTAGGAGAAATGAAAAAAGATAGAGAGCCTGAATCTGAGTTGGATCGAACCAAGAGAGATAATAATGATTTATATAACCGAGTTGCTGAACTCATTGAGGTTGATGAATCTCACCAAAAATTAAATGGAAAATTACAAGAAAGATTGACAGAGTTGGAAGAAGAGAATAAGAAGATGCGCGAACATTTAAATAAACAAGTCGAGAATGCTCGAAAGTCAGGAATGTAATGCAAGTCAAAGACCTACAACAATTTTTATCTAAATTTACAGAACAGAATGCAACAGGCACTCGTCAGGGAAATGCGATTTCTAATGCAGTTATTATGGTTGAACAAAATGGTTTCTTACATGAAATTAAAAGAATGGAAGTGCATGAACACTCCGTTCCTATTGTTGGTCATTCAGGTCACACTGCTCATAGATTAGTTTTAAAAACCGTAAAAAAATCTCCACTTATTATTCCTACGAAGCTTAAAGATGACTACTGAGGTTAACCCAAAAATTCAATGGGTCCAGAAGCTAAATTATATAAAAAACTTAAGCAAAAAACCCCACGAATTATTTGGAATAGGATTGAAAACCTTAGCATACTTGGTATGCCTGATCTGTTGGGCTACAATAGTTCTGGCCACTTTTTTACTGTCGAATTAAAGATAACCCGAGCTAACAAACTCAAATTTTCACCACACCAAATCGCGTGGCATGTTGCACATCCACACAACACATTTATCTTAGCCGAGGCCCTTGGTCCGAGGTCCGTGAAAGTTTTCCGTGGTTCACGGATCAGGGAGCTTGCGGCTTGTGGCTTTAAGCTTGAAGCTTGCCGCTTGGGGCTTCAAGCTTGCAGCTTGTTCCTTGATGAGCTTGGTGCTTGAGGCTTGGGACCTGGGGCTCCTGGTCCATGGTCCTTGTTTTAGTGTTTGGGGTATGTGACATGCTTCACGTCTCTAGACCAGCAGCGACGACAGTTGCCGCAGATGTTGCCCTGCTTGGACGCTGGGCAGTCGCCGCCTGAGTCCACGACCGTGGACCAATGAGTCCAGGCCTGTCCAGGAGCTGTGTTATTTTTTGCGTTGCTTAATCGAATCGTTAAGTTGCTCGGGTATGAGCCCAGCGGCAGGTACCGACGCTCCTGAGTGGGCAGCCAGTGCATGGTCCCTGGTGTATTATTACAAACTTCAAAAATTTTTTTAAGATGAGCGACGCCTTGCAGGTCCCCTGAGTCATGCCAGCGGAAATGCTTCTTCTTTTTAACTAGTGTTGTCATTGCTTCAACCCATTGCGGATGGTCCAGGGACGCCAGCCTGCGTTGCAGCGCGTCCTTAACGTTTGGGAAATTATAGCGGCCTTTAAAGGCATAGCATTTATAGCATGGTGTATCAGGGACCAGGCGCAGCTTAGCTCCAGTTTGACAGGCGCCAGCGGGCAGGTTATACGAGCCTTCAGGCATCTTGCCTGGTGCGCTCAGTCCTCCTGTAATTCTTTCTGCTTCTTTCTTTAACATAAAATTTTATACTATATGAACATGGCCAATTTATGACGCTTGCGGCTTGGAGCTTGGGGCTTGTTGCTTGTGCCCTGCTTCAGGATCCGCTCGATGCTTGGAGCTTGGAGCTCGATCTCGGGGCCGAACTTCTTCCAGTTCCTGGCGACGCCATGAAGCTCCAGCAGGAGCGTGGACCATTGGGCCATGCTACAGTTACTAACTTTTAATGTTACTTGTTTCATATCTCTTCTTTCTGTGTTTCAAATTTATAGCCTAGCTTTTTAATGTTGCCTATGGTTATTGAACAGAATGTTTTTGTTCCAGCAATATAACTAAATATAATTGAATCCTGACACACTGGATATATTAACTCATTACCGTAAACATTTTTCTTTTTTACTATTAACGTTTTATCTTTCATATTTTTATCCTACTTTTTAATTGTGTTTGTTTCATGGCGCTTGACGCTTGGGGCCTGACTTTGGCGGCCTGGCGGCGGCTTTCAACTTCAGGTTGAGCCGAGCCCGCTCTGCAGCGGGCCCAAAATTCCAAATTATACTCATCAGTCTAAGAGCACCATATATTCTTTTGCGAAGTACTGTCTAAACCAGTCCAGGCCTTTTCGGACCGTGGGCCAATGTTTACTTGCGCCCATGCCCAGCTTAGAGTCTTCAGCCTCTGCCAGGTGATTAGATCCCATCGTGACGTCGTAAACCGCAACGGCAAATCTTGGCATTGCGATTGACTCACCACTGAATGGGTTCTTTACTTCCTCCATTTCAAACGGATCAGAGCTATAGTCTGCATCGGGAAATGGAAGTTTTATTTTTTTGTTTTTATAAGTTATTTCATTCATAGTCTTAACCTTATCATTTAAAATCCTACTAGTCAAGCTTGTGGCTTGCAGCTTTTTTCTTTTTTTTAATTTATCTTTCTCACTCTTACCGCCTAAATAGTACTGGTGTAAATTTTAGGCGGTTTGAGTTTTATTTCCTATCATCAAAAATCGAGATTCTCTATCTTCGGAAATTAGATCATTTATAATCCTATTGACTATTGATGTCAAGGTATGATAAAACTTTATTTTTAACTTAAAGGAGAAATAAAAATGGCTAGACTAAGACTAAATCAAGAGTATCGTAATAAGATATCAAATCGTATGCGAGTACATCTTGAACAAGAACACACGCAAGAAAAAGAGAACTTTTTTCAGTTGCGTGAACAAATGAAACCTTTGCAAGATGAAACGTGGAAACTTGCTGAAAAAATTGTAAGCCGACATTATACACCAGAAGATATTAAGATGGCTTATCATTTACAAAACAAGTTTGAAAATGTTGATACGATTGCAAAAGATAGTTGCTTTCATTTTGGTTATCATGGTCAGGAAGAAAGTCGTGATGAACATGACCAACTGATTATGAAAGATAAATACATTGAAAGTCATTTTGATTTTAAACTCAATGGTAATATCAATGGTCAAGAAAATGGGCGGCAAAATGATTTTGCTTGTGCCATGTATCGTGATGAACTCAAAAATAGACCAGACTGTAATCCAGATATAAACATAGAGCAAAAAGACAATGCTTCAAATCCACATTGGACAAAGTTTCAAGATGCCAATGAAAAATATCTTGGACTTGGCAATAGAAGTAATAATGAAAATCATGTTTCATTTTCAGCAGAGTGGAACAAAGATTATGTTCTTGATTTAATTGGTAGAGAATATTGCCGAGATAGATCAATCAAATGTGAAAAACAAGAATACGATACTTTGATGATTTGGCAACAAGCAAAAGGACAATTAATCATGGCGCATGAGAAATGGATTACAAGTGTTATTAATCAAGTGGGTAAAATTAAAACTTGGTTAAAATCTTGGAAGTATCTTGATGAGGCATTGGACTTTGCGAAGAAAGCAAACTGTCCGATTGATGAAAGTGAAATAATCAGATGCAATTCAACAGGCTTGGCGATTTTCAATCCACAAAATTGTGCTGACTATCTTGAAAGCATGAAGAATAAAGATGTATCAAGAGAAGATAAAATCAAGGCAAGACTACTCTACAACCAACAACAATCCCAAAATTAAGGGATTGACTTTCAAAGTTATATCCCTTAATATGAGGGATATAACAGAAAGGACAAAACAGTATGCAAACGAAAGAAATAATAACAGCACTACAAGACAACGATACTTTTTTAATTACTTACTATGCTAAAAAGTATCAAGCCATAATCACAAGACGTGGAACGTGGACTAAACCCAACACAGATACACAAGGCAAACACTTTGTTTCTAAAGGAAATGATGTTTTTGTTTATTGGGATTTAGACGCAGAACCAAATCAAAATGGCAACCAATGGCGAATGGCTACAAATCCAACGAGTGTGAAATAATGAACGCAATAGAAATAGCATTATACTTAGGACTATTCTTTATTGTTGGTGGTTTTTTTCTTTTTATATATTCAGAAATGAGATTAAGAGAATTAGACCGAGAACAATGGAAGAATGAACAAGAGATTAAATCACTTATGAAAGGCAAGAAATGAGCCAATTTAAATATTGCCAAGGTCCTAAGTGTCATACTCATGATACTAAGGACAGGAAACGTGGACCGAAAGATAATAAGAGAAATGAAACACGAAGAAGATCACACTTTAATTATCTCGGTGGCAATGCGTGTGATATGCGTTGTGAACGTGAATGGTTCGATGTCTATGGCTCACGAGCCTTGGACCACTTCGGTCGAGTAACTCAGCCTAAAGTATTGACGCGAGATAATGCGTGGGTTAACAGACGTGATTGGAGAGCCGAGGGCAATGATCAATACTATGCTTATAATCATTTGACCGAGGAACGCAGATCAATAACAGAAGATCAATATCAAAACGATACAAACATTA